TTGAACCTTATAATCAACCGCAAAACCAATATGTATCATAGCGTCATAGTGAATATCTAAAAAGCACGTGTTTCTGCGGTTATAATATTTACAGAGTATCTATATATATTTTTTTACATTATAGAATCCGACAGAATATTTTAGGGCATGGCCCCAAAATGGCCCCAAAATCCTAATTGAGATACCATATAGCCTGCCGGCCAATTTCATCCGTGCGATAGATTGCTCCCTCAAGTCCGCCGCTAGGCTGTGCGTAATACCATGCATTATCAACCTGAAACCATCCTGTTTGCAGCTTTCCTGTCTTATCAAAATAGTATCTGTGATGATTGATTGTCATGAATCCGTGTGCGTTCACTCCCGGAGCAATTCGGTAATACCATGAACCATCTTCCGTATGAATCCAATGTGGCCCTTTTTCCTCGTCTTTCCAATAATCTTTCACGCATACGTCCATGTCGATCTCTTTGGCCGGGATCCCCGGAACAACTCCTTTCCAGGAATACTGATGTACCGTATAACTTCCTTTTGGCGAAAGTCTTGTTGTTCCATTGTCGTTTTTCGGAACCCGTGCAGCCCACCAATCTACCGCAGGTAGCTTATTCCATTTGATCAGGTTATCGTGCCAATGCTGGTTAGTATAAATTCCTACATTGTACGCGCTTCTAAAACGTATTGTCTCGATGAATTTGTTTGCTATGGCCGTGATCTTATCCGCGCCGAGGGCTGCTTGGTTTTCCCATTCAAGATCTAACCATATCGGCATATCCAGTGGCCGGCCGGCCATAATGTCACATACACGGTTTGCTTCTTCGATTGCGTCATTTTCACTCAATGCATAGGAATAGATATACACTCCTACTTTCATTCCTACAGATCGTGCTCCATTGTAGTTGTTCTCAAATTGCGGATCAGTTGTCTTATTCCGCTTGCAGATCCGGAAGATACCAAAATCATAGCCGGCCGCCTTCACTTTTGGCCAATCAACGGTTCCCTGGTATTCACAAATGTCGAACCCTCTATATTCCATAAATAATTCCTCCTTAATAAAAGGACCGGCAGCACTCTATGCCGCCGGTCGAAAGGTGTAATGATTTAATTTAATTTCTTGCGCTGCTTATTGATCTGGTCAATGCCTGTGGCGGCTAATCCAGATACAATGCCAATGGCCATTGCGTTGATAAAATCATGTGCAGGGAAATCCGGCATGACATACATTCCAACAATACCGAATATAGCTCCTACGATTCCACAAATAACCGGAATGGCCTTATTTGGAATGATATCATCCGATACTATTCGGCAGGCCATTCCTGCCAGATATGCAATGACGGTAATGGCAGCGACAGATGCAATTCCTAATTCCATAAGTGCTCCTTAAAACTCCGTTACCTGTGTTTTCTGCATCTCCTTATTCAGCTCATTTGCATAGGAATCCTGTGCAATAGACTGGTCAATGACTTCTGCTACAGTGCGCGGGAGACGAAGAGGCACACCGCGTGGAACGGAATACTTCTTACCGTTGATAATTACATTCAGCGGATCCTTGTAACGGTCTCCATCCCGGAAAAGCGGTATATGGTCCACATAGTCATCATCCTGTGCGGTATCAGGAGTCTTTGCTTCCTGTACGGTATCTTCAGAAGTCTTTGCTTCCTCTACTGATTCTGTATTATTGTTTGTCTTTGCCATATTTTCCTCCTGTGCGGGGAAAAATCCCCGCTTTAGTTATTCATTAAATGTGCAGGCGGTCTCAATTCGAACCATGTAGTCCTCTACAAGACGCTCTGCGGTCTTGGTTGCCTTCCAACCTACTGTTGAACGCTGATCGAGTGGATCTGCTGTACCTGCGGAACCCTTCTGCTTAACGATGAGCTGTAAGCCGCCGCCTTCGATGTTGGTGGTGCCGTATGCATTGGCAGCAATGATCAGTGTGGAATAGATATCCATGCCGGATGCTCCAGCGCCTTCGAAGATCTTTCCTTCTGTGGTCTCTACGAAACGGACACCAGCGATCTTACCGATCTCATTCTCATACATGTGTTCTGGAGATGTATATTTCTGCCATTCAACCCAGTTTGGATCAGACATAAGATCATATGAAACATCCGGATGAATAATTCCAACGAAATCACCGTTAATGGTTTTTGCATTCTGTCTCTTCAGTGTTCTTACAGCAGCACGAATGGCCTTTACTGTAAGAGTATCAGATGCAGTGATAGCGGCTCGGTTTGCACGCTCGCCCTCATGATACTGTACGTTTGTACCACCGTTAAGAATCTCTCTTACAACGGTATCGAGTGAGCGGCCTGCCTGAGAACCGATCAGCTGTACAGCCTCTGTCTTAACATTATCGATTGCAGTAAGATCAAGAAGATCTGTGATTACTACGTATCCACCATACTGTGAAACGGTAGCAGTGATAGCGGATGTATCGAGTGCCTGGCCTTCCGGTGTAACACCCTCAACAAGGGCATTTGTGATCTTTGCAAGCGGATTGAACTTTCTGAACTCGATGGTCTTACCAGAACCGGCCGGAATATTTCTCTTCTGGCCAAACTGATCATGTACAAGCTCTGCCTCAGCAAGATCAATGAGATAATCAGAGTAGTAAGTCTTGATCTCTGGTCTCAGGTCGTTTCCGGTTGCCTGGGATGTAGTTGCGTTGATTACGGTATCAAAGGTATGAAGATTTAAAAGATATTTATACATAAAAGCTCCTTAATTGAAGCGGACACTGCCTAACATAGACTGTCTTGCAATCTCTGCTCTCTCCTGTCGTGATAGTTTATGTACATCTTTTTGCACCTTTGCAGAAGCTTGCCCACCGATTGCGCTTTCTCTTGGCCGCGACGATCTGCGCGCAGCCATATCCTCTGCCGTGGCCTGTCGTACAGCTTTGGCTGTATCCTGCATGGCGCCGGTAAGAATATCCTTTCCATGGACAGCATAGAATGCACGTTCAATGGATAAGCCGCTTCGTAACGCAGTTTCAAAGTCTGGATTGGTCAATTCCTGATCCAGGTTAAAGTCCGGGAAGATCTGCTTCAGATTGTTGCTCTGATTTTCCCATTCTTCCATCTGCCTCTGAATCTGCTGAGAGCGCTGTGCATTTAGCTGCTCCTGCCGGAATTTCCGGTTCTCACGTTCCAGCATATCCCAATTACGCTGTTCCTCGATGGTTCTTCCATTTGCTTCTGCTCGTTCCGCATAGAGATAGTCGTCCTGTTGGAGCGCCTGTGTAATAGCATTTACATCATGCGTATCCTCGATTCCGTACTTCGTGGCCAGCATATCCAGGATAGAATCCGTTGCTTTCATCTGTGACTTAATTGTCTTGTAGTCCTTGAAGCGCTGGTTAAATCTTTCCTGGAACCACTTATTTGCTTCATCTTTATGCTGCGAAACATAGTCCTCAAAAGATGGTACTTGTACCGACGTGGCGTCCGTCGAATTGTCCGGACCAGCAAAAAGTCCGTTCGCCCCATTGTCCCCAGCGGCGGCCTGGGAAGATTCTCCGCCCGCTTCTCCTGCACCTGCGGCACCAGCGGCTGCGCCACCGCCTTCGCCATCAAATGTGTGGAGATTTAATAGAAATTCATACATATTTGTCCCTCCGCGGTCTTTCCCGTGAGTCAAGGTTTTTCCTATGGTATATTCATATCACATAGATAATGCCTATTAGCACCGACCTATAGCATTATTTTCCCATCAATATAATTTGATATCGCGTTTTTAGCGCTTACCATTTCGTCGAGGGCATCTCCGTCTATGCTATGCGAAAGAAGGGCCTGTGTTGCTTTAATCTGCACTTTTGTCGCAAGTTTCAGATCCTTAAGCTGCTCCTTGTCGTTTGATAAGTACAGATCATGGACCTTTAATTTATTTTCGATAGCATCAATACGTTCGTCCTGAATTGCGTTTGGCCGGCGCATTTTCTGAATCATGTTTGTGATTGCAACAGAAGCGGCAGAAATTGTCACAATGGCTCCACAAATATAAAGAATGGCCTGCATCAAATCTGCCGGAGTAATTACGATAGACTGGTTCATTGAAAAATCTCTCCTTTTGTTAAAAAGTACTCAAAAACATTTATACCATACTTGCTTTTTAAGACTAACCGACCTATTAAAAAAAGGCAGCCACTATATAGTGACTGCCTCTTTTCAGCATGTTACTTGTATGAATCCTGCCAAATCCGGATATCATGAGCATGTTCCATTTGTTTTGTATGCAGATAGTCGTATATCGCCTGCATATCTGCTGGTGGATCTCCATGGTTGCGCCGGTATTCGTCAATGAGTTGAACCGTCTGCTTGTGCAATACATTTGCATGATTCATTTCATCGTTTGACAGATCATAGAAAGTTTTTGACATTGCCGGAAGTTTATCGCGGTATTCCAGTGCCAGGCGAATATATCGTTCGGCATCGTTAAGTTCCTCCGCGATCTTGTCCGCGAGCAATTCCATTTCCTTCATAGGCTGTCACCACCTTATGTTGTCGCCGCTGGAGCATTGGCAACCCACTTACCCATCTGTCCAAGTAAATACTGAGACTGCTGGCTATTGTTGATTACGCCCTGTGCTGCAACAAGATCGGCTGTCTTATCAGTCAGACGGTCCTGAAGCATCTGTGTTTTAATCTCACAGCAACACTGGTTCATCTGATAGCCTAGGTTGTCAAGCTTTGAACTCAGCACGTTGGTCTGATTGGTGATCTGCGCGGACAGGGTGTTAAATCCCTGAATAGCATTAACAAGGTTGGAATTGTTCTGGTTCATGTTTGCCATTCCAAGGCCATTGATAAGCTGCGCGGTTTCGTAATTGTTGTTCGCGCTGGAAAGTAAAATCTGCTGCTGATTTAATGCGGTTGTCTGCTGATTGATAGCATTGTTAAGATCTGCCTGTGTAGCAAACCCTGCCATAGCTGCATTGTTTCCGCCAAGGCCGGCTCCACCCATTCCAAACAAAAGCACAAAGATGAGCACAAGCCACATAAATCCGCCTGATCCGTTTGTCATGTCCATATCCATAGATATGTCTCCTTCTTTTTAAAATATATTTTTCATTTAAGTGAGCTCTGCTTAATTGAAATCAAATTTTAAAACCAAGGTTTTTGGCCACATTGATTACAGCTTGTGGATCAACTCCACGCTGTTTGGCCAATTCGTAAAAAGCCTTTTGTGGATCTCCACCGGATTGATTTACCAGGTTCATAATCTGTGCCATCTGGTTCGGTGAAGCTCCCGGAATTGTTTGACTACTGTTTTGCTGATTTGGTAACTGTTTTGACAGTGGTTCCATCATTGGATTCTGAAACATTCTCTAATCCCTCCAATTTGGTGAGTCTTTCATCAAAAGACTTCATTGTATCAAGAAGTGATTTTAAGTCGTTTGTTGTAGCCGGTTTCGTCTCTTCGTGTGGTGTTACGTCAAATGGAGTGACGGTCTTGTATCCGGCCGAATCTGTTACTATCTCCCATACGATCGGCGCTCCTTCATCCATTGCAAGAGCACTGCTGTTAGGGCCCATAGGGAAAGCAGTGGCGCCTTCCCGTCCGTGGACCTTTGGTATTTGCATCTGATTTTGTATAGCCTGCGGCATATTCTGCGGCATATTTTGAGGGAATCCGTACGGATTATATGGCTGATACATGGGATGCCTCCTTACATTTCATCTGTCTTTGGAATTTCCTCAACAGTAACAGGCTCGACACTGTTCACTGGTTTCTCTTCCTTCGGAAGTGAGGCTTCATATTCCGCAAGCGCGTCCGCAATAGATGTGCTTAAGTCAGCTACCTTATACCATGATTTAGGGTATGTGCTCGGGTTAAAACCGGCACGTGCTGGTATGTGCTTGTTGACAAACAAGTAATGATTGCCCTCAAAGGTTACACCTTCCCCATACTTGACATACTTGTCTGCGGATAAAGGTTTTACCCACTCTGGCCACTCAGTTACTCCATTCTCACGCTTCTCCAGCGCACCGACACGCTCTTCCAGTGCAGTGAGTCGTGCGGACTCACTAGGGAGTAATGTGTCCATGGTAGTGTTGTCATGGGCTAAAGCTAAGAGTTCTTCGTGTTCCGATGCAGTAATAGCATTGGACGCAAGAAAGACGTTAATTTTATTTTCTTCGACGGAAAGGTCATACTTTCCACCATTCAATACAGCTTTTTCAGCTTCATAAATTGTCATAATTTTTTCCTCTCTATTTTGGATTATAAATTGTTTTAAAAATCATAAGCACCGACCTATGGACGGTTTTTGAAAATTTTTTTTATTCGATAAACACGGGTTTATCGAATAGTATAGTGCATGGTACCAATCCGAACAGCTCCGTATATTCGGGTCTTATTGCTAGAAAAGATAACGAAATCATGTATATGAAAGTAACAACTGGTCTCGCTCCCGAAATATATTCATCTAGCGATGGTGGTCAAACACGTACAGGTGGTGTATTCCTGCCAGTAAAATCACATACTTTACACGCAATTACGAATCCACCACAAACAACGTTAAATGCATTTTCCTCGATGGAATGGGATACAGGAATTATACCAAATCGATATGGTGGATATGATTTTTATGAGACAT